TACATCAAAAACGCATATGCAGTAATATTTCTGTCAAACATTCTAGCTGTGTTTGATCCATACTTTTCCGTCCAATCATTATTACCTCGAATAATGACCATATAAAAGTCATCTTCACTCATCTTATAATCTAAAACATCCTCACTAAACTTAGATATCTTATTATATGCTTGATAAAATTTAGGACATTTAGTTCTTCTCAACTGCACAATACTGGGACCTTCCTGATACTGTCCTCTAATTATACCACCTGTGTGCTTTGTAGAGTCATAAGAAAATGTCATTTCTTCCCCAAACAAACCACTTCGGCGAAACTGAATTGCAGGTATAAGCCTATTCATTGCACCAACACCCAATAAGTGAACATGCTTTTTAATATGATCCGGCACGTCTAGTTGTGTCAACGTAAATGCACGTTCGACATCTTGTAGCAATCCATTGCCCAATGAAAATGAACTACTAGAAATGCCAGCAATATATTTCCAATGTTCTTGCGGAACTTGTTTTATAATGATATCTGCCCACTGCTTATATGTTTCCATGCAATTGCCCTGAATAATCATCAATGGCTTACATGATGTCTTTTCTTCTAGAAATACTTCAATTTGCCTCGCAAGGTTTTTACCAGATGCAGTAGCACAATCTACAACCATAGAAGGATCAAAGTATTTTGTTCCCATGTCGTGGATATCTGCTCTATCACCAACAATTCTTACTGGTATTTCATCAAATGACATTCCAATAGTGGCGTATTTAGCTTGAATTCTATAAATTTTATCTTTAGCTTCATCCGTAATACTTCCGTGAGCCAAAGTCATCATCTGCAATCCGCCAGAATCTGCTTGGATGGGGTATTTACTGAAAATATCCACAACACTTTGCGCCGTAGATTTTTCAGTATATGCATTGAACAACACTCCATATTGGTGATTGGGGTGCTGGGCAAGCATTAAATCCGTCATCTCCCCTATTTTATCACAAATATCTGGTCGATCGTGTCTACCAAAAGTGTTCTTATGAACAAAAGATAATCCACTTGCTATATAGCAAAATTGCATAAACAAAATCCTTCTAGGAAGTAAATTTTTAAACCATATTTCATGTTCGATAACCTTTCATACCTTGCAGTAAAGAAAAGAACTCTTCTCTTAACTTTTGCTGATCACGCAATGCGCCACGCATAACACTTGTCACCATATCCGAATCGTGCGCCTTTACACCTCTTGCGGTCATACACATATGTTCAGCTTTGATTACAACTGCTATACCTTCTGCGTCAGTAATTCTCTCAATCTCATCTGCGATTTGAACAGTCATCTCTTCTTGAATTTGAGGACGGGTTGCAATATGATCCACGATACGATTGAACTTACTCAACCCAATAACGTTCTTTCCAGGAAATACACCAACCCAAGCATTACCAATAATATTTTGTAAGTGATGAGCACAAGTACTACGAACATCAATGGGACCCACGATATACAACTGATCGTATGATTGGGCATTAGGGAAAGAAGTAATTTTCGGGGATTCGACATATCGCCCAGAGAAAATTTCTTTAATAAACATTTTTGCAACACGTTTCGCAGTTTCTCGTGTGTTGTGATCATTTTCTGTGTCGATAACTAATGATTTAAGAACTTCACTGAATTTTTCTTCTACTTCTTCTTGCAAAAGACCAAGTTCGCCATCATGTATAAACTCTGAGATATTATCATTACACAAATACTTTCCACCAGCATTTTTAATCCGTTTTATAATGGTATCAGATATTGACATATACTTTTCCTTTTGTTAATTATTTTTAATTATAAATGATAGTAATTTTCTTGTCAAAATGCTTCGCAAGGAAACAATTCTAAAAGTTCTTTGGTCTGAAACTCTGCGTCAGCCAATGCGTCATGATATACTAATGATGCATCTTTTGCTCGTTTCTTTCTGTCATATCCAATCATATTGTATATAGTACGAAGATCCATCTCATGATAATACTTCCATGGCTGTTCTTTCCCAACGACATATAATGCTGTTCGCAAAACCGGCGCATCAAAAGATAATCCATTACAGTAAAACCAAATATCTTTCTCGTCGCCCCACCATTCTAAAAACATTTCCAGCCCATCCTTCAATGGCAACGGATTCACTTTCCATGAATCTTGAGCCTCTTTACTTTGTTTCTGCCACCACTCGATAGTATTTGGGTCCAGATGAAGGCCATGATCGTGACAAGACTTACCAGAAATATTTACCTTGAACTTACTCTGAATTCCTATATCAAATGAGAATTTTACTGCACCGATAGATACAATAACTGCATTGGGTTGGGTTGAAAGTGTTTCTAAATCAACCATAACACCTTTGTAGTTTTGAAACGGCAACTTCATACTGTCTTGCTTCCCAAAGTATTTGCTGTAATATTCTTCCTTTTTACATAGTGGTTTGGATGTAGAATCCACTTTTCACCCAATCTAGCAATTGCTTCTTTTCGCTTTTGATCTAGATCCGCAGCCAACCGTTTCATTTCCATATCCATAAAATCATGATGACTCACAGTTTGCTTGTTTCGCTTAAAAAGATTAAAAATATCATGCAATGCTCTCTTAATCATATGAATCTCCTAACCTTGTTCTTCAATATATTTAGTGATTGTATCAAATGATTTCTTGTTACAGTTTGTAAAACAATTTTCCATATTCATTATATTCTATGTAAAACTACATATAAAATTATATAACAAATAAAGATATATGTCAAATTTGTTAGTTCAAAAGTAATCAAGGTTTAAATATGGGAATCAAGTCGGGTTCTAAACAAAACCAGAGGAAGTGCCAAGGAAGTTGGTTGGGTCGATGAGCTCGATATTTAGATTATGCAGTAATTAACTTGTAACCAATGTCGTAAAGTTGTTTTTCTTCTCAAATTTAATTGTACTAATAAACTTGTCTGCAATAGATTCTCTGTGACTAATGACAAAAACATTAGTGTCTTTCAAACCATATAACAACCCAATACACAATTCCATTCCCGATTGGTCGAGAGAACTATCCAGCAGCTCATCTAATATAACCAAATTTGTATTGACTGAATTTTTCATTCTGGCAACATCTCGCCATGCAAACACAAGCGCAAGATCAATACGCATTTTTTCACCTTCACTAAATGAATCATACGTGAACTCATCTCGATAACGAGACTTTACAATCTCATTAAAGTTTTCATCAAGATTAAAGTTACAAAAGAAATCCAATGCATTCAAATACCTATTAATCTGCTTGTTTATAACTGGAATATATTGCTTGATAATTTTGGCCTTAACACCATTATCTTGCAACAATGCACTAGCAATAGATTGGTAATTTTGTTCTTCAATATTCAATCTTCTCAGTTTATCTAACTCAACAATCTTTCTTGCCATATCACGAAGTTTCTTTTTATCATCGTCAATATTAGTTGTATCTGCCTCAATATTGGCATATTCTTTTTCATATTTCTGAATGAGAAGATTATTACCATGTATATTTTGGTTATGTGTGGAAATCTCACTTTGAAGATCAGTGATAAGACTAATTATATTATTATACTCCGTCACTTGTAATGAGAGCTCATCCAACTGTTGCTTTATTTCATTCAAGTCAGAAATATGTGAGGAAATCAAAGTTTCAATAGATGTAATAATATTACTTCGGTGTTCGTCGCCTATAGATTGCTTACATGTAGGACATTCTTCTGTCGTTTCATAAAAATCTTTTTGTGACTTATAATCGTCGATAATAGATTGAACACGCTTGCTCTTAGATCGCAACTCAGACAAATCCTCTGTTAGGTTACAATACTTATCCAATCTAAGATTATATTCTTTAATTCTAGCTGAAAGATTGGCTATCTCAGCTTTTTCCTTCTCTATCTCTTTTCGAGCATTATCAATACCTTTTGCAATTTTAGATAATGAGTTTGTACGTTCATCTTTTCTTGACTTAATAAACGCTTCTTGTAATTCTATCTTCTCTTTTGTCGACTTTATTTCTAGCTCAATCTCCCTAGACATTTCTTTACAATCTTTGACTTTTTGTGACAAAAGTTTACTCATAACAGAGAAAATTTTTATATCCAACAAATCTTCAATAAATTCTCTGCGTTCATGTGGCCGAAGTTGCATGAATGGAATATATGATGACGACCCCATAACAACAACTTGGGTAAAGGCTCTATAATTCATCTTCAAAATCTGAGTTTCAAGAACCTTCTGATAATCTCTGCTGTTCGGGTCCTGATTAACCAACTTGCCATTGCACCAAATCTCAAACACGTTTGGTTTCATTCCACGAACAATCTTGTATTTCTTTTTACCGATGTCAAATAAAATTGTAACAACAGTCTTTTTTTGATTGATAGAATTTATCAAAGCTGGCTTGTTAATATTCCTATATGCTTTCCCATACAAAGCAAAACAAATTGCGTCTAGTATTGTTGTTTTACCAGCGCCGTTTGTTGCAGTAATAAGTGTGGTGTGATGTCTATCCAAATCTATAGAAATTGGAGCATTACCTACTGCTAAAAAATTGGAATATGTTATGTTACGAAAAATTATAATTTTATCACCTCATCACTCAACAAATTCTATCTAAAGTAACACTTGCAAATCGAACTGAGAAATCGACTTATCCACTAGATAGTACAGAGTATCAATCGACCACCTCTAAAGCCTCTGTATAAAGATTATGCATAAATGTTTTCAATTTTTCTTTATCAACAGACACATCAATTGAATCAATATATGAATAAGTAAGAGTCATAGTGTCTTCTAGTTGTAATATATCATCGTCAACTAACTCGGAATCAATATCAGAGAAGTCTTCCACAATTTTCAAATCACTCAAGTTAGCATTATAGCATTTGTCCAAAAATCTGTCAAATTGATATGGGTCGGTCTTATTCACAACTATCACTTTAACGCATGTTTGTTCCAACCCATCTAATGATAACGTTTGCCAGTAATTATCTTCCTTTCCTTTATCATCATAAATGATCTTGTTAAACATTGTATACGGGTTCTTACGAAATGCCATCACTCGGTTTTTGGTGTCAAATACATGGAACCCTTTTGGATCATTATAATCAATCCAAGTAAACTCCATCGGACTGCCAAGATAATGGATATTGCCGTTACTACTACGATGATGGTAGTGACCAGAATACACAGCCTCAAACCGATCAAAAAGTTTAGCCTCCATTCCTTCATGTTGAACTTGCCCCTTATGCATTTCAAAATTAGACAACTCTAAATGACCAAACATAATTTGTGCCTTCGTATTTTTAACCTCGGCCATTGATTCGTCATAGTTCGACGAACATATCCAAGGCAACAAAAGAACTTCTGTATCACCAAAAGTAACGTTGGTTGGTTTATTATAAATTGTAATATTTTTGTATCGTGACAAGAACAATGTTGGTGAATTAACCTCCAGCGAGTTTCGCAGTGCAAGATCATGGTTCCCTAAGATCAGATGAAATTCAATATTTTCTGCTTCCATATAATCAAAAAATCGTCTGTTCCAAGTATCAAGAATAACATGGTTACTAAATTTTCTTGTATCGAACAGATCGCCACAACACAGCACTGTAGTTATTTTATTTTTCTTTAGATACGGAAAAAATATGTCCTCAAAAAATCTCAACTGATAATCAGCAAAAGACTGCGATGCATTTCTAACACCTATATGAATATCTGTAACAACAGCTATCTTACTCATATATAAACCTCTTTTACTGTGATCCACGGGGTCCATTCCCACGTATCATTCGAACAGCGAATTAGATATCTAAATTGCAAAACCCGTTCTTCATTACCAACCAACCATCTAAACTCAATATCTTTAATTGTCATTTTCTTCATCTACTACACTTTCATTGTTACTGTTACTTGTAGAAATGCATTCTATTGTAATGTCATTTTCCGATAACCAACCGTTGGTAAATTCTTCAAGTCCTATCTCTTCATAAAGTTCTTTTTTCTGTTTACTTTTTACAGGAATGACGGATACACCTATATAATTATTTTCCCTCAAAAATTCTATAAATTGGTTGTGGTAGCGAAGTGTATCTTCATCATGTTCCTGAACGTCCATCAATTCATCCATGGGAAGTTCTGCAATTAATCTCGACTTAACTCTTGTCTGATTTTGTTCTGCCTTTATTCTTCTAAGAAACGCATTGAATGCAATTGTTGTTATAAATGAAAAAGGATTAATTGACTTTTCAGGATTAAAATTCTTAACTGTACGGATACAGTTTTCAATTGCATCCCCAATCATATCTTCTCGGTAACTATAATTTATAAAGTTTGGACGATAAGCCAACCTAGTACATATCTTTATTATTGATTCTGCGATATACCTGGGCATTTCTGGTTCTTCTTGGTTATTATTCCTTGCACTTATCAGCTCTTTATACCAATCGCAATATACCTTATATAGCTCGGAGTTAGACACATAGTGAGCTCGATCACTCGAATGAGTCTTTACTGGATTCTCTTTTATCTCATTCATAAAAGTCCTTTAGTGCAAAACAACACTTAATTTATTTCTCTCTAAAATTTCTTCAAAATCTGAAAAATCTGGGCTTGCAATGCCGAACTTTTTAGTTAATTTCTCACTGACCTGTTTCATTTCTTCTAAACCTTCCGACATAGCAATAAAATCAAAACCATTCATCATCTTTTCAGCAACCTTTTGCTTTATCTTATTAAGACTTGATTGTAACACAACTTCACCATAATATTCAAAAAATTGCTTGTTCATTTTTTCAAGAAAGTATATATGATCTCTAGAAAGAGTTATATCAGATGATTCGATATAAGGCGTCCAGGGCAACATGGACATGGATTCATTAAACCCGTTAAATTCTATCTTTATGAGCATTGGATTCGTTATTGTAATAGAGGTTGTATCAATCGACACAACTTCCGCAAAAAGTGTCTCTCCACTTTTTAACTTCAAACAGTAAAAATTGTCATTCAATTTGCACCTCTATTATCTTATAATTAAATTGTTGATCTGTGTATATTCTCAGTCTTTCAATCAAGTGAGTATATGTATAATTTTGCTTTGTTTTTGACTTGTGTATCATATCTGATATGTCATAAACATTAACCAAATCTTTGTCAGACGCTTTCCTTAGGCCACGACCCAAGGACTGAAGAACACGAACAACAGATTTTGTTGGAGAAGCAAATATTATGTTGTGTAACCTGCGAATGTTAACACCTTGAGAAAAAGTTCCTGCACTTGCCAATGTTATAGCATCGTTAGAGGTTTCCATTATTCTACGAACTTCATCTCTTTCCTCTGCATCAACACCACCATGAACATAACATAACTCTCTATCACCAACCTTTTCTTTCAGAAGATTATATAAAACATCACCATGTTTCTCAACCAAAGTATAAAGTATAAGCGTATTCCCTTTTAGTGATACTGCCAAATTTGTAATGAATCGGTTTCTCTTTTCGTGTGATACCAAAAATTCAATCTCTTTTTGATAATCCATATGCTTGACTAACGACGCCGAATCTTTATTGTACTTCAAGACAAGACATTTTATGTATATGTCCGACAGATGCCCAGCATCAATTAGTTCTCTAGTTGTTATAACTTTAGTTATTGGCCCAAATAACCCTTGGATAACGAACTTATTTGTTTTAGAATTATCCAGTGACCCTGTAAACCCCAAACGATATTTAACTGATGTTGCTTTTTCCAACAACTTGCCAATCTCAGTTGCTTTAGCTTGGTGACATTCATCGACAATAATGCAACCAAATTGATTTACCCAATCACTAGATACTCTATCTTTTTGAAGAGACTGCCATGTTGATATACAAACGTTCTTGGTAGAGATTTTATCTTTCCCAGCCATTATGACGTGGCAGTTTTTATCTGCATCCCATCCGTTATAGTGACTATAATCCTTAAAGTCACCAATCATCTGATATACCAACTGGGTAGTTGGAACTATAATTAACACTTTCATGTCGTCTTCTAATAACCATCGTGTAATAGTATAGATAATGGCAGATTTACCAGACGCAGTTGGTGATAGAATTGTTTGTCGTTTGTATTTTAATGCAGTATGAATTGCATCATATTGATAGTCTCTAAAATCTAACACCTTACCTTGTGTATGGAGCTTCAAATCTTGAACATAGTTAAATAACTTTTCTGGTGTTATTTGATTATCTACATCTTCTACGTTTGACTCAAAACTATACCCCAGATCACTAATCTTTTTGCATAAGGCGTCATGTAAACCGACATATAGTTGTCTTTTATATATGCTAAGCAACCTTATCTTTCCGTCCCAAATCTTCATTTTGAATTTTGGTGAAAATTTTGCTCCAGGAACTTCAAACGTAAAAGCTGGTTCCAACTCGTACAAAATTTCAAGATCACAATCTATACGAAGATATACTTCATCCTGCTTTGTTATTCTTACGTCAACCATCCAACAGCCCTCTCTTTAATTCAACAACTTTTATGCCAGATGTTTTAGCTATTCTTTTCATATGAGCTGTTCCCTTGCCACCATCAAATGCAACGACAACATCAGGTTTGCCTTCATTCAACATTTGAAGGTTTCTAACAAACCCCGCATTATTTTTATGCACGTTCCATTTAGCAGGATATTCACTTATCTCGACTTCTCTTGATATAGCCCATTCTCTTGCCAACGAATCAGCACCACGTGCAGCACCTTCTATAATGACAGATATTGGAGTCAGCGCATGAATTCTGTCTAATTGTTGAAACAGAAATTCAGCGTCAGAAAACTCTCTTCCACCACAAACTAATACTCTCATTAGTTGCCACTTAAATATTTCTGATAATCAATAAGAGACTTTAGAGCCCAATCACGCCCTTGGATTTGTTTTAGGATATATTCGCTTGTCTGGACAGCAGTTTTATATCCAGCTACAATCTCTGCCAGATCATTCATATCTGAATCCATTTCTAGCAATTGATTTATTTCACTACTAGATGGTTTCAATCCTTGCCATTGAGACCAACCATGTTGATTGAGTTCAGCTAGATCCATCTCACCACGCCAATATTTTCTCTTTTGCCACATCATCTTATTATGCTTCTTCTCTGATGCAGCCAATTTAGATTTGAAATAAACGAAATATTCAAGATATTTCGCATGTAATTGAGGGGTCTTCAT